ACGATGCTGGTAAACAAACAGCTGTTATGTGTAGAGTTTTAAAAGAAACAAACACACCTGTTTACACATGTGAGTTAGATCCAAGAATACAAAACCCAGTTATGTATCCTATTGAAGAAGTTTGTAATGCAACCAAGTGTGCTTATCTCAATAATACGGTTGCTTATGCAATAGCTTTTGCATTATGGTCTAGGGTAGGCAGACTAGATTTATTTGGTATTGACTTTTCTTATAAAGAAAACATGCACTTCGCAGAGGCAGGAAGAGCTTGCGTTGAGTTCTGGATAAGCAAATGTATGAGCGAAGATATACTTATTGGTATTAGCGGCAGATCAACTGTGCTAGACAGTAACGTGCCTGCAACTGAAAAACTTTACGGTTTTCACAGATTAGATAAGCCGTTGGTTGCTGTGCCACATGAGGGTAATTTTATTATTGGACCTTATGCAGAAATAAACGAACAGTTAGAAGAATATGGACTTAAGATAAATGAGGACGTGGTTCCACCAGAGCCATATAAGGGATGAGTGTTGAAAGCGACTTTGTTTTAGGTAAAGTAGGTGTCACAACCACAGAGGGTAAAGGACACGATCCAGAGTTTTGGGCAGCGCAAGCAACTAAAAAAATATGTGACATTTCAGACAATGCACCAGAGCATATTAAACAGCAGGCTTTGGCTTTTCAAAACCAAGTTTATACTGTAATCTTATATACTATAAAAAATGCAATAAAGTCACAGAATACGACTTATGCAAATTTATTAGAAAAACAGGGCCACAGCGACATGGCTAAAATATTGAAGGAGCTATAATGGCAATAACATCGGCAATTTGTACGAGTTTCAAACAAGAGTTACTCGTAGGTACTCATAATTTTACAGCGTCTAGTGGTAACTCGTTTAAGCTAGCTTTATATACAAGCTCTGCTACCTTGGGTGCTGGCACTACGGCGTTTGTAACCACGGGTCAAGCATCTGGCACAAACTATACATCTGGTGGATCAGCGTTGACTAACGTTACACCTACTACATCTGGTACAACGGCTGTTTGTGATTTTGCAGATTTAACGTTTAGCAATGCTACGGTAACTGCAAGAGGTTGTTTAATATATAACGACACAAACTCTGACAAAGCAGTGGCAGCTATTGACTTCGGCGGTGACAAAACTTCTACAGCAGGAGATTTTACTATCGTTTTTCCTAGCGCTACAGCGACAGGCGCAATTATTAGGTTAGCATAGATGTCGCATTATGCCGTTATCAAAACTTAATTTTACGCCAGGTATAAATAAAGAAGAAACCGATTACTCAAATGAGGGCGGTTGGGTTGACGGCGATAAAATAAGATTTCGTAAAGGTAAAGTAGAAAAAATAGGTGGTTGGGAAAAGCTATCTCCAAACAAACTAATCGGATCTGCGAGAGCCTTACATTCATGGATTTCTTTGAGTGGAAGCAAATATTTAGGTATCGGCACCACAAATAAATACTACATAGAAGAGGGTGGTGCATACAACGACATAACCCCCATAAGAAAAACTACCACAAACGCCGCAACTTTTGCTGCAACCAATGGATCTTCTACAATTACAGTAACAGACGCTAGCCACGGCGCAGTCAATGGTGATTTTGTAACTTTCTCTAGCGCTGTAAGTTTAGGAGGCAATGTTACAGCCACAGTGTTAAATCAAGAGTATCAGATAGATTTAGTGACAGGCACAAACACTTATCAAATAACAGCAAAGGACACCAGTGGAACTACCGTTACTGCAAATGCAAGTGATTCTGGTAATGGTGGATCTGGAACAGATGCAGTATATCAAATTAACTCTGGTCTTGATGTTTATGTTCAAGCGACGGGGTGGGGTGTAGGAACTTGGGGTGCAGGTGGTTGGGGTTCAGCAACTCCTCTCTCATCATCAAATCAATTACGTTTATGGACACATGACAATTACGGTGAAGATTTAATAATAAATCCTAGAGGAGACAGTATATTTAGGTGGGTTGAAAATGACGGCCTATCTACAAGAGCAGTAAATTTAGCAACAACAAGTGGAGCTAATTTAGTGCCCACCAAAGCATTACAAGTTATTACTTCGGAAACAGACAGACATTTGGTGGTATTAGGCGCTGACCCAATCAGCGGTTCTTCAAGAACAGGCGCACTAGACCCTATGTTAGTTGCCTTTAGCGATCAAGAGAATCCATTACAGTTTGAACCATTATCAACAAATACAGCTGGCTCATTAAGATTGTCGTCTGGATCTTCTATAGTTGGTGGCATCAAAGCAAGGCAAGAAATTTTAATATGGACAGATACTTCTTTGTATTCCATGAATTTTATAGGACCTCCTTTAACTTTTGCTATAAATTTGATAAATGAGGGAGCTGGATTGATCGGTCCAAAGGCAGCTGCCAACTCACCTAAAGGTGTGTTTTACATGTCTAAAAAGGGTTTTTATTTTTACAATGGGTCAGTGCAAAAATTACCATGTAGCGTACAAGATTATGTGTTTTCTGATTTAGATGAAAGCCAAGCCTTCAAATGTTTTGCTGGTTTAAATGAGGAGTTTTCAGAAATATGGTTTTTTTACCCATCAATCACCGACAATGAAACAGAAATATCTAGATATGTTATTTATAACTATGAAGAAAACTCATGGAGCATAGGCACACTAGAACGATATAGTTGGCTTGCAGCTGGTGTCTTAGATAAACCATTAGCTGCTGGAGAAGAAAGCACTAATAAACGCATATATGAACACGAAGTAGGTTTTAACGATGATGAAAGTGCTATGGACGGTGTTTTTGTAGAATCAGCTGATATTGATATAGCAGATGGAGATAGGTTTGTATTCCTAAAACGCATATTGCCAGATATATTGTTTGTAAATCAATCAGGCACTAGCCAAAGTCCCGCAATAAATGTTGTGGTCAAAAGACGTGATTTTAATAATTTAACACTTGCAACCGACTCAACCACTCAAATTACTAGCAGTTCTACATTTGGTTCTTTACGCACTAGAGCAAGGCAATTTGTCTTACGGTTTGAGTCAGATGATGATAATACCGAATCTGATAAGAAAAATTACAAGTGGAGGCTTGGCAGCACAAGAGTAGAAGTTCAACCATCTGGACGTAGATAATGAGTAAATTATTGCCTACACAGTTACCTTTAGCAGATGGTGACACGGTTTCAGCAGATACTTTTAATAGACTAATTAGAATATTAGAAATAAACTTAGGATCGGTTGATCCAGATAGCATAAAATCGTTTAACTCCACAGACATTAGCGAGTTGCAAT